TCGGCAAGGTGGCGCGCCATGTTAACCAACACGGACGCATAATGGGGACTGCTTATAACGCAAAGCAGGCCGGAAGCGTCATACTAGCCGTAGTATGAGACGACCCCAGGCGTGGGACCGCCGCCACTATTTCGCAGGTGCTCGCGACCTCGTTTTTTCGGAACGAGGAAACCTCCGGTCAACCGGTATTGGTGTGGAACAGGAACGTCTAATAGAGAAGACTCTATTGTAACGTCGTTCCGAGGTGCCAATAAGCTGATATAGACTCGGCAGTCTATATGTCGCTCTCCTTATATGCGTGATCTCACCTACGTAGGTGAGAGCACGAGCGGTAACGTAACCTCCAATCTTCTTATTCACATAAGTAGATAGGGTATCGCGGCCGTTCTTAATATGCGAGAGTCTGTCATTACTAGGCTTCCAACTTTCAGTCTTCAGCTTTTCACGCACTCGCAAATGTCCATTTATCATTAAACCATGACCACGGTCTACGCGAGTATATCTAAACCTCCAATAATTAAAGGAGATTTGATCACTAGCATTTACCATGATTGGCTTAAATAGACAAGAACGGAAACAGCGGACTAATCTAGGGTCTGATAAGACCTTGAAGCCGCTGTCGTCAGGATACGAGTCCGGAACGATCATGATTTTTATATCGAAGTCTTTTATAACTTCGAGCATGACTTCAACTACAGGTCCGAGGTAGTATACATAATTTAAGGTACCGAAGTATGAAATATACTTCGTTTGTATACCATTAAACGTTTGTGCTAACCAGGGGCCCAGAGACGAAGTGTTCTGGCTCTGAGGGGGCGATATGAAAAACGCCCGCACATTACGGCCGGCAAGATAATCCGTGCCGCATGACTCTCTAAAGCAATTGCCCTTAGTAGGGAGATCCATACAAGTTTTATCCAAGTTGATAATGAAGCCTAATCGTTCAATTACAGAAACGAAAAGACTCGCATTTTCAGTTGGAAGTATGACATCATCCCCGAAAACGGAAACAGTTTTTGAACGACGAATTCGCTTAATCGCATCCCAGTCCGGGATGCACGAACGCGTCTTCTCAGCTGTGACCAAAACCGAGGCATATGCTACAGAGTAAAAGATAAGAGTCTCCAAGGCAAAAGTCATTGGATTACCCATTGTACAAAATGTGGGTAGTTCGCAGACTATGCCTTTTATAAGAGACCGTTCAGACCTAAAAGTGCGTAGTAAGTTGTACCACTCAAGAGTGGAATACCACGCAATTAAGTCAGTTGTTACACTATCGGAAGCCATTGTGCTATCAATCGTGGCAAGCCTGCCATGTATTGATGAACTAAACGCTAGACGATTGTGCAGAACTTGTTGCTTATCTACGTCAAATCCTAAGATTGACAATCGATCAAAGATATATTCCATAATGCTGACTGCCACGAAAACTTCGGCAGTTGGCTCAACAAATATGGATCTATTGATCGTATCATTCTTCGGAACTTGTGCGTACCTACTTGCACTCTTTCTCGAAAAGGAGTAATCTCCTTCCTGTATGCCAACAACATCGGCATACCGAGAAACGATCCATTTCGCGTCTTCATGGATGTAACTGACATTCTTCCATTTGTCCTCTAAATTAGTTTCTAAAAAGGACAAACCTAAAGTAGTGCCGCTAGTATGGCGGCAATTCTCTAGGAGTGCGTGGAGTTTTGGGACGGATCCCAGGACTCCTCTGAAAATCTCTCTTGACATAAGAAGCACACGGTCCTCAATAAATCGAGGATCGGAACTTCGTCGAGAGAGAAAAGCGCTGCTTGGAAGATCAAGGTTAAAGCTACGAAGCCTCTTAGCGTTCGCGATGAACGCTCGGAGCGTGGCCCTTTTAATCGAGGGCGAGTCGGAGCCTCCTTGAGGGAACTTTTTGAAGAATTTCTTCTCATAGGTTTCCTTCAGTAGAAGACGGTACTGATCGTGGGCGGGGTCTGCTAGACCACCGTCGAGAGCGTTGGTGATACATGTTAAGAGGGACCTTGCGATCTTAGATGCATCAAAGAGCTGTTTTTGTTTACAGGTAGTCATGGAATCCTCCAGGAGTACACACTAAATGAAACTCTGTAGTTACAGAGCGACCTGACCGGCTAACACAGCCGCGTTGAGGTTCGTGTTTCCACGAAGATCATGCAAAGCATCAAGTGCACGATTACGGTTTGCCGTAGTCGACTCAGGATGTTTTGATAAGGATACGCGTGCAACGACACCGTCGACAATTTCCCCAGTTGAAAGGGTTATTGGTAGACGATATGTGTAGTTGAACACCTCATTAGTGTAGCCTCCCGGTGCACCTTTATTCTTACGAGTAGGCACAGCCTTTAGCGTAACGGTTTCCCGTTTACGACTATCGACCTCAGCCATATTACCGTAAGAGGCAGTATCGCCGTCATTACTCATCTGAGTAAAGGTAACGGTGGTATAGCCAGTCGGTGCAGAGGGGGTTCCCTGTAATGCGTGTGCTATTGACATAGTGAAATGTCCTATTGTGATAATTAATGGAACTCATTTGATGACTTGCTGCGCAATTAATGCAGCTAGGTCAGCACAATGAGCGACAGTATCGGTAAGCTTACCTGTATTTGAAACAGGAATAGCATCCCATATCGTCGGCCGCCATAAGGTTCGTGTAACTTCCAAGGAAGTCGCACTAGCTTCACAGTAGCTCGACTGTGTCCACCCATTCCATGACGGTTTCGCAGTTGCAGATTCAAAGTCTAGAACTCGTCCTTTTCGCGTAACACCGGCACCCAATATTTGGACGCTAGGGTCAGCGAGATTGGATAGAGCTTTCAGGCCTGAACTAACATCTACGACTCTGTCTATCATAAAGGAATAGGGAACAATGGCCCACAAAGTTGCTGGGATTGCCTTCTTCCGAATATTATACAAATCAAGCGTCGAACACGGGTTCGTCATCTTATAATGGATGTACGCACGCCATGAGACGTCGATCTGGCGAGACTTTGACCTTAACCATTGACCTGTATCCAACTTTTCATAAGAATAAGTTGAATCAGACTTACTGGTGCCAGTCGCTGTCCGCATAATCGGAATAGCAGCATCAAATCCGCTTAAAGCCATAAGCGCGGAGTTAATTGTGCTCATCATAGGCAAAAAACCGAAGCGGTAAGCCGCCCAGTGATTTGCTGGTGAGCGCATCCACGCCTTGGCATTTTGGCGATCAATGCTTGCTTGTTTGCTCTTTGAATACTTGGTAAACTTAGGAGGTCGCCTATCTTCTGCAGCTTTAAAGGCTTCAGAGCGATAGTTTTTCGCGGCACTAAGGATACCGGCCATACTAGACGCAATAGAAGTTGCGGAGGCGAGTAACTCGCCAATGTCTTCCGCAACATCCATCGGAGAAGTATCGATAGCAGCAAGAGCTTGGAGCTTGGCAGCGGCCTCTCTGGACTCACAGAATGTCGGAAGTTCCGGGCCATGACCTATTGCTTTGAGCAATGGGCCAGACCCGGTATTCCACACCTGTGTCCCATTGGGGTGACTAGCCAAGTAAGACACATCTGTACTATACTCGACAGCATATGAGCGCACGGTAAACGGAGAGGCAATATATTCGCCTTTCTTAATCCGAGCGGCATAGCGAGGATGGTTAGAATCCGTAATAGACTTGAAGCCATATTCTGGCGAAGACGTAAATGTATACAGCTCCCGTGGTGCTTCACCCGGGTTTTGTTGCATTGTACGAAAAGTCAATGGATCCGAAGACCATTCTTTCACACGCGTTCGCGTGGAATCGAGTATGTCTAACATTATTGTTCTCCAAAGTTATTGGACAACCCAGACCCC